ATCGCCTTCGGTTTTATCCTCCAACGTCAAATCCATTTCGAGCACTTTGGACCCGTTCTCTTGCGCCAATTTCCCCAATCCATCATTGATTCCCACGGCTGAATTGACGCGCTGTTCGGCGCCGCGCCCTGTCAAAACGTCGATATTGTGATGCATGCCGCGCATGATCTGATCGGGCGTAAATGGCTTGTCGAACTGAAACGCCAGATTGATAAACGGCTTCGTTCGGTCGATGTTGCACGCCTCGATGACACCGTATTTTTGATGCTGTTCGACGATTTCCCGCAGCACATGCTCGCTTTCGTCTCGATATACCTGGATTTGGCCGCCCTTGGGTATGTGTTGCGTGATCAACGCCCCTTCAGGCGCGCGATACGAAAATACTTCGTCCTGTTTCTTGCAATTCATTACATAGAGCTTAGACATTTGATTCCCCTAGTTTTCCCCTAGAAAACAAATGGGCTGACTTGCGCCAGCCCACAGGATACCAATAGCGCCGCTAGGGGATTCGATGTTACTGGTATTGGATAGTCAGCAACGTCACAGCCTCCGGCCGAATACCCCATCCAGGCGTGGCGCGCATTTCCGACACGATGTCGATTGCGCCGCCAGGCAATGGGGTACGGATTTCACGCGGCGCGGACATATCAGCAAACATCAATGTGCAGGCCGACAAGCCGGGAGCAAGTCCGGCGAATTCATTGGTGTTGATTTGGCCGCCGACTGGCTTTTTGATTTCCGGTACGGTGAAGACCAGCAGATCGTTATTGCCGCCGCCTACACCCTTGCCGATCAGTGTGTCGTCATAGGTCCATTCGAACGAGTCGCCATTTTTTTCGACAACATCTTTGATCATCGCCAGCGTGGTCGTTGAGCCGGCACCTTCGCGTTGGAATTGCGTCAACTGAACGATGTTTTGCATTTCCATCTGACCGAGTACGCGCTGCGGTGCGGTCAGCACGACACGCGAGGCCATGCCGAATTGATTGGTGCGGGTTTTCAATTGCTGGATGACGCCGAGTATATAGATCGCAAGCTGACCATTGTCGTAAGTCGCAAGCGTATCATTGCTATTCGAGTCGGGCGGCAACGATACGGATGTAGCCCCAGGCGTATTCGTCAATCCCTCGCCATTCTGCGGATTCACGCCATACAGGGCGAAGTCGCGCAAGCCCTGGAAAATGCCTTGACGCATACCGAGCCGGAACGCGCTATCAATCGGCAAGCCCCATGCGCCGCCAGCGGCGGTATCGTGGTGGTCGTATTCGGCGCGAACACGCATCAAATACGTGGGCATGCGGATTTGCGCCGCTTCCATCGACACGGATGGCAACTGATTGTATGCGACCTGGCCGACTGCAATTTCGGTTTTCAGATAGAGCGTTTTCCCGTACACATACTGATCGCCTTCGGAGAGCCGAATCATCGGATCGCCGGATGCCAGCAATTCAAATGCGCCCGATGCCTGCTGATACTGCAAAATCCATTCTGGCATCACATAGGACGGGGAAACTCGCGTGAAGCTTGGGGTGATAGCTGCCATTTTTCTTTCTCCAGCGCCTCACGGCGTTCATTAAAATAAGTGCGGGCGTCTCTCGACGATGCGCGTTAAATCTGCACCAAAATACACGATTGGTTGTTGATCCAATTCGCATTCGATATGACCGGATTCCATCCCACGATTCGGCTATTGCCCAGGCCCAATTGCAGGATTTTGCAAGGCAAAGCGCCGACGCCAGCATTCAGCAGGATTGTACCAGTCAAACTGCCGGTAGCGATGGCGCCCGATGCTGCGGCGACCTGGAACGAAAAATTCTCGTTGTTCGTAAATGCGGTGACGGTTTGATTGCCATTCACCAGCGCCGCTCCGGTGCCTGTCACACCGCTGATATTGATGGTATCGCCGACCGCGCCGACAAGCGATGCCACCCCCATCACGACAACGAATGTGTACAGGCCGGTACTTGCCGAATAGCTGGATGTGATCGAAGTCACGGCATACGTTGGCGTCGATGCGTCATAGGTTTGCAATCGCTGATTGTTGATGTCCCATGAAACCGCTTGCGTGACCAAGCCGCTTGCGAGCGATGCCACCAGGGTCGGATCGGCCGCCAATGGGATACGCGCCAGAGAGCCAAAACGGTAGAAATTGACGCTCATTCCTGACGCCAAAATCGGAACCTGATTTTCCGGGGAGTTGATCGCGTTGTGCGATTGGTTGAATACCGAGAATCCGGTAATGCCAGCGTTGGTAGTTGCGCGGCCAATGCCGGGGCCGTTATGGCCGTTATTGGTGCTGAGCGGGAGATATTCGCTGATTGCGATCCCTCCCCACATCGGCAGCGTTTCCGTGGAGAGCAAGACGCCGCCGGCCAATTGATACCGGACGGCTGGATCATCATGTGCAACCCCTTGCGTAAAACCATCGGACTGAACGCCGAAGAAGCCAGCGGCATTCGTGACTGCCATCGGATTGAAACCGAGAATTGTACCCATCTTGCTATCTCCAGCGCCGTCGCGGCGTTAAGGTTAAATTACATGCTGCTATTGCTTAGTGCTGATCGCCCTTGTTCATTTTCATGACGAACCGACGTACAGGCGGCTTGAACTGGCTTGTGAATGCCGACACATCGCCGACAAATTCGCTGATCTGGTGGCCGCCTGCGCTGGTCCGCTTGATCTCGCGCAATCCCTGACCGTGCGTGGAGACCGGGTTCATTGCGGCGGTCATGGCGTCGGAATAGATTTGCGTTTCGGCCAAATCGATCACGGCATCGTTGATGGCATCCATCGAAATGGATTTCCATGCGGGTGAGTGATCTTTGAATTTCGCAGCCAGTCGTTTGCGATATGCCAGCACGGCCTCGCCTTGCAGCGGCCGTGGGGCGCTGTCGCCGAATGCATGAGCCACGCTATCGGCGCGAGCTTGGCAGTCTGCCATTTTGGCGAGGTCGGCATCATCCAAGGCTTTCGGCAGGCGGCTTTCCACTTCGGTGATGCGCGCGGAGATAGCCGCATCCGCTTTTGCTTTGTCGGCGCGCTTGGCTTCCTTTGCGGCTTCCTTTTCATCGGCGTCGGCCTTTTTCTTGGCTTCTTCCTCTTCAGAGTCTTTTTTCGCTTTGTCGGCGGCAGTCATTTCCTGTGCTGGCTTGTTCTTTTCTTCAAAAGCGTCCATGCGCGCTGTCATGGCATCCAGACGGGCTTTCAAATCTTCCTTTTCGGCTGCGTCGGCCTTGGCCTTGGCTTCGTATTCTTCAGGTGTTGGCATTTCGTTTGCTCCGATTGTTGAATTCAAAACCCCGGCTGGTTCGCCGCCTTTATCCCATACGCCCAAATCACATACAGCTAAATGATCGAGCAGGCTAGGATTACCTTCTATCAGAACTTGCTCTCCGCTGTCAAGTGCAATTGTAGCATTATCGCTTAAATTACGGAACACCACTGTGGGTGATGTTGACATCTTTTTTTCAAGCATAGCAGAAATTGCATGATCGTCATAGATTTTTGCAACTCCCCATACTTCATTTCCTTGCAAGTACGGCAACATTATTGATCCGATCACGCGGTCGGCGAATTCTTCGCTGTTTAGCGTGGATTTTTCTGGGTGTTCATAAATGACCGCCAGACCGTTGCATCGCGCCAGGAATTCATCATTGAGATAGTGTTCGGGAGGCCGATAGGCAAATTCATCCAATGCGCTGCGATATGCCACCCCGGTCCCGGTAATCCTCATCGCGAATAAATGCATCGCTCCGACCTGCTGCGGGCTGGTCAATTCCCCCGTAGCAATAGCGCGGGCAATGTCCAACTCGGTAATGATTGGATCGTCGGCATCGGATTTGACATTTTTTGCCGCCGCATCGACAGCATGGCGAACGCCTGGATGTAGCGGATCGGGCGGTTTGCTCAATGGCGCCCAGCGGTATTCGCTGTGTTCTTCAAGCTGCAATTTCGGCGTGAATTTCTCTGTGGCATCCAGGCGATACGTGACGAAATCCACGCCTTCAAAATCTTTCACATCGTCAAGCAGCTGCAATTCCCCATGGGGTACATGTCCGATCTCTTCCAGCGTCTCGCGCTTCGCGGTCATTTCCGGTGTTTCATCGTCGTCCGCTTTGCCGCCTGGAAAATCCCATTCGAGAGGGTGATTCGCGCCGGCACTGCGCAGTAGGAATAGCGCCTCGCCATCGGGCGCAACGATGCAGATTCCAGCGCCCTTGATGCGTTCTTTGTCGGCGGCGACGAATTCTTTTCCGACCGCCTGCGGCACGCCGCCATACCCGCCAGGCGAATGAGCCGCAGCTTGCATGAGACGTTCCTGCGCGGGAGAGGTGGTAGGCATGGCGTGATTATGCAGTTTTTAGTGGCGCTTGTACAGCATCGCGCCCTTTTGCGGTCAGCATGTCGGGATCAACGCCGCGAATTGAATACACGAATCGAGCGAAGCACCGACAAAATATTTCCTCACCGACTGCGGTAATTTGGTCGTAATAGCCATTCGACCCGGCCTTTACCAGACCCTTCTCCTGCGCCCAATTGTCGCGAATGAGGTAGATTTTGCCGTCGCGCTCTTTGTGATCCTCCCGGTAATCGTATCCAGGTTGACGGTAATGTGAGTGCCATTCAACGGCGATTGCGCCGGCATCCAGGGCGATTACCTCATTGATTGATGCGCTTAATTTATGGCTCTGATCAATTGCAACACGCCTATCCTCGTAGGGTAGTGATTTGAGCGCCTTTTTCAGTTGAGCTTTGACTTCTGGCTTATCTACCGCGTTGCTCCCGCCGGCAGGTATTGATGTGGACCATCCGCTAAATCGCTGCAATGTGACTGCAATCGACCGCTCGCGGTTCAGCTTGATCAGTTGCGCGCTTGCCAATATGCGCCGGTCCAGTTCGTTGCGCAGCCGTGGCGCCAGCTTATCAATGGTGAATTTCGATATGCCAGGGTGGACTTTCATCACTCCGTGCCGCGTCACCATGCGAGAAAAAACTGCACCAAGAGTTGCCGCCATGACATTTTGCACCGCCGCTTCCGAGAGCATGGCGGCGCGTGCGGCGCGTTCTATTTTGTCCAGCCATCCGTCTAAGCGCGATTGCGAATCGAATCCATGCTCCGTCATGTCCGCAACCGCGTCATTTATTACATCGAAATAGCTCATGCTGGTTTTTCGCCTTTGACACCATCGTTGGAAGGCTGGCTGAGCAGGGGTTTGGCCTGGTTCGCAGCGGGAGCGTAAGAACCCAATACAGGGCATATTACCCGAAATCCAAATAACCGTACAAGTGAACTTGAATCAAAAATCATTACTTTTATGTATGAGACTGTAGTTTCAAAACGTGCATACCCGGTTCTTACTACTTTTGGTTATGAAAATTTCAGAAATAACTACTAATTTGTTTGACATCCTCCCCGCCCTAAAGGACGAGGTTTTACGCGCAAATCGGATAAATAAGAATTCGACGGACGAAAAAAAAGCCCCGAGAGGGGCTAATGAGACGCCTGATACGCTAATCGGGTCGCGTCGTTGGCTTCGGCTCAACTTCCGGTGTCGGCGGCACGTATGCCATCAATTCATCAATGTCCAGTTCAAACGGCGTCGGAAATAGCAATTTCAGCGTATTGATGTTGTCGAGCGCCGCTTGGACGATGCGCGCCTTGTTTTCGGGATCCAGCGCCGGTAAGAGCGCTTCAAGTAACTGGATGATCGCATCGAGCTTGACTTTATCGGTCTTGGATTGCTCGCTTGGCGGCTCTTTCAGCAATGACGGCCACTCAACATGGAAAGCATTTTTCCATTGCATGAAGGCCGTCATATACTCCACGCCGCCGTATTGCTCTGGGAATTGCGCCTGGATGGTGGCGTAAAATTCCTCATTCCATGCCCGATACATGACAATGGGATCAAAAAAGTCGTATAGCGGCTGCATCCACTTTCGGATACGATCCACGTATTGCGCCTCTTTTTTCGCATCTTCGCTGCCCTCGCCGAATCCCTCTGCAAGCGTTTCTTCGGTCAGCATGCGCGCCGGCATGTCGTCAGCTGCAGCAATGTTCTCCAAAATGTTCTTGCGAGCCACCGTCATCGCGATATCAACATTCTGCATATTCAGCGTTTCAATCGACTCCTCCGGGTTGATGCTGATCGTGTTTCCAGTCTGCGATTCGTTGAGCAAATCGCGCTTGAGTGCCGCGGCCCCCGCCATCAATTTGTTGACGATTGAGCCGGCAGGCTTCATCTTCGCGATCAGCACGCCAGCTTTGCGCGTAACCATGTCATCGGTGATCATCGTCTGGATGAACGATTTCATCGGATAGAGCGCGCGCTGATAGACGGAGCGCCCGACAAAACCAAATGCAGACGTTGTATAGGCGATGTAGATCGGTTTTTCGTTCATGATCGTGACCGACCGCGACCGATGATATGCCTGACCTGCGACCGTAATCGCCGCGTGCTTCTGAAAATCCGGGCTATTCGGATCTTGATTCAACACCAGCGATCCCGACGTATTGAGTGGATCCAAATCGTTAAAATAGATCGCCAATTCGGCCAGCTTTGTCGGATCGATTGCTTTATTCGTCGCGACATTCGGCGCACCGTAGGCGCATGATGCAATTCCGTACACTCGCGCCAGGGTTGCGACATTTATAATATGTCCATCGACATCGAGTTTTGCCCATTCGTCCAAAAACGCCTCTTTGATCTCCTCTCCTGGAGAGCCTGGAATTGCGATATCTCGCGCCTGGCTCATGGCGATTCGCAAAGGTTTTTGCGCCATTTTCATGCCGAGCGGGTGCATTTCGTAGATCGTTTTGCAAACTTGATAGCTGGCCTCGTCACCCGGCTGAATACCGGCGCACACCAGGAATTGCTGCAATTCGTTCCCGATTCCAGCGCCGCCGCCATTGACGACGAGCGCGCTCATTAATTACCTTCCCACACGATGATCGTGCTGGTTTTCCCTGCGTCACAAATGCATTGAAACGCATTGAGCGGAGCGCCGTTTGGAAATTCCTCCGATGCGCCTTGCTGTCCGGCGCCGCCTGCAGCATAAATCTGCCCGGTGCCGAATACCGCCGCCGACGCACCGGGCGTGACCGTAACCGGGTTGGCGCCGACATTCATCCAGCCCAGATATTTGCGACTGGAATTTGCGGCAATCAACGCGCCCGATGTGGCTGTGACTGCCACGGTAGTTTGCGTGATCGTATAGCCGCTGCCGACCGATAATGTTCCCTGAACCTGCAGCGGATTGAACGCTGATACCGCAGCGCCGCCCTGTGCGAGATAGGCTGGAATCGCGCCGAGCGGGTTGGATTGGGCATCCGGGAAATTGCTATTGCTCATGTTGACTCCTAAAATCCGTCAGGCCCGTTGAGGCCAATAATAATCCCGTAGGTAAATGTATCGGTCAAATCGTCGGCGCGTTTAAACGCCTCTTTGTCGCCAATTCGATACGAAGTTACTTGAGAAAGCAAGTGATTTTTCGTTTGATGCTTGAATTCTACCGTTTTTTCGAATGCATGTTGCGATAATTTCACCTCGCCGCGATAAACCGGACCGGATGCGCCGATTGCGCGCCCGTCCTTCCCGACTGCGGTAATGTCGCCATCAATCGGCTGTGCTGGCCATCCCATGCGGGCGCTATGTTGATTGAGAGTAATGCCGCTCGCCTTATCCTCGATAAATGCGCCAATCGACCCGCCGCGTGCCTGGCATTCAACAGCCAATTGCTCCAGCCGTGCGAATACATTGGGTAGCCAATTTGGCAATAAATCGGAGTTGATCTGACTGATATCCCAATCCAGCACGGTCAACGGGTGCCCGAAATGCTCCGATTTTGCGAAATAGGTGACTGCGGTCCCATCATTGCCCGATCCGTCTTTCATTGCCGAATCAATCACTGCATAGACGCAATCGCATTTCTGTGGGTACGGAACGCCCTTGTGATCAACCAGCAATTTATCCGAAGAGAAAAACGCCACGCCCGACCAGTCCACCCATTCGGCGCGGAATTCCTGCCGATAAACCAGCGGATCGTTATCCCGTTCCAGCCGCTCCAGCTCGTCAGCCGGTAGATGCGGGTTTGTATGTGTCGGAGCGTGATATTCGGTAAACCCGTATTTTGCCTGTGTGCAGACATTGTGGAAAAAATTATCGTCTGCAACCCCGTTGGGCGTGCTGGCAACGAATGCGCGACCGCGATAGTCCAGGAGCGCGGGCTTAATCGCTTTCTCCCACACATCCATCATGTTCGGTTTTGTGAACGCCGCTTCGTCAATGATTACCGTGTGGTATTTCCGGCTGCGCCCAGCGCGATCATTCTCAAGCGTCCAAAAATCAATGCGCCCCCCGGTATCGGTTCGCATGACGCCCTCTGTTTTGCTGGATTGCCGCTTTACCGGATGGAGTATTTCCTCAATCTCGTTGTATGCCTCGATCTGGATTTTGTAGTCGGGTGCAAACCAACCGACATTTTTTGATCTGATTGCATCGTTACATGCAATCGTCTCCAACATCAGGGTTTTCCCCCATCGGCGTCCACATCGCAGGGCAAAAAACCGGGTGCGAGCCTTGAATGCGGCTACCTGCCCGCTGTGGGGCGTCGGTAGCCATACATCAATCACCTGTGAATCCGCCGTGGATAGTGATCGCGGGCTTTTCCTGGGCGTTATCCACTACGCCTTTATTCGCAGCAAGCAGGTTCAGCCCGATAACTGCGCTATCGTTTGCCACTTTTACCAGTGCGGATATCCCCTGCAATGTTTTGATTCCGCCATCGTCCAGAGGGTCAACGTCATTAATCCGATCCACGTGGCTATTTGCGATACCTGACAATCTGTGCGCGGTAGCCGCTCCATAATTTGCTGCACTCGCTAAATGCGAGGATATAGAGCGGAGTTGGTTTAATAGGTCGGTTGTTGCGATTTGTTGCGCAACAGGAAGTGCCTTTAGCGCAACTTCTGCCGCAAGTATTTGATTTGCAACGGTTTTTATTGTTGCGGTTGATTTTCCGTGCTTGCGCGTGATGGCTGATCGGTTGATTTTATACTCGCGTGCGAGTGCAGAGGCGCGCTCTCCATCCAACAATCTCCGGCCGATATCCTCCCATTGCTGCGGAGTAAGATGTGATTTATTTCCCATATCGCATTATGCCGATATTTCTATTTTTTTTCAAAATAAATGGAAATATCGCTTGATACTCGCGAAATGCATGATTTTTTAGGGAATTATATA